AGAAGGGAAATACAATCAATTAGAAGTTGTTGTTTGTCATTCATAATACAATAGGGATTAGAATACAAATATAAACATTATTTTGTATAAAACAACCCTCTATAATAGGAATTTCTGACGAAAAAGAAACGAACTATTATTACAATATAAACAAAAAGAGCGACTATTCAGCCGCCCCTTTCGCATTAACGAGATAGACATAAAAGCATCTCGAATCATCTCTGTAGATGAATCCGAACCACTACAGAGTTTCCATTCATTCTACAGTTTCTCCTTTTTCATTCAGAAGTACCGTTACTTCTTCAGTGGATTGATTTTCCTTGGTGATGGTCAACACAACCTTATAAATCTTACCGGTTTCTTTCTCGGAAATGAAAGCCTCCTTTATTACAGCCCCCTCATAGTCCTTAGCCAAGACATTCATAACTGCCTGAGGCAAGTCTTTTACTTCCACTTTTGTGAACTCATCCTGAGGATTTTGCTGAGTTTGCTCTACAGACTGTGTTCCAGAAACCACGTAAGCAAATGCTACTGAACTGCCTAATCCCATAACCATTGCTAATGCTACCAATACTTTTTTCATAATCGTAAGTTTTAAGTAAATAAATATAGTTTTTGTATTAACTATAGGACAAACGATATACCATGATGTACATCAGTACATAATACATTATACATCAGCATATTATAAAAACAAGAAGGAATAATTATGTGTGGAAATGTGTGGAACTGAGTACCACACATGGGGAATAATTACACAATATGGATTACTTAATTCCTGGGAAATGGAACAAGGCAGCTGAATAAGCTGCCCCTTCTATAAAACAGTCAACAAACAAACATTCACTAATCAAATGACATAAACATAAGCATAAATAACCCGGCTAAAGCCATAGCAAATGCAATTACCATACAAAACTCTTTTTTCATAACTAATAATTTGGTTAAACACATATTTCCATCGCACGTTCAACAACGCACTCTTGTCTCCGACAAAACCTCAGCTTTTATGCGGCTGAGGTCCAGCATGTTCCTTTCAATATATACAATCAATTAGAGCACACAATGTTGGAACATTCTGCAAATCCAGTATAAAGAAACTGCAATGGCTGAAAGAAGGACTATACTAACACTATATACCGGATTCTACTATAAAGACAACTGCTTTTCTGAAATTCCCTACGTGATTTGAGGGAATTTTTATAAAAGAAAGGGCACGCAAACGAAAAAACTCAGTAGAAGTTAGGGTAGGCGAATAAATACAAAGGGCTATTTATTTAACCCTTTTCTTTCGCAATTATATTTATCATAACCCTTTTGCCAAAAACACATATCTACAACTTTCATTGATGGATAGCGGTAGTGAAGTTTTTCAGAAATATATCTTTGGCATTGCTGTATTGTATCTTTATTACTCTGAGAACAATCAATTATCCGCTTTAATAATTCTTCGTCAAACTGCTTGCCTTGACAATGAAATGCCCGCTTAAACAAGTCATCCAATGCAGGAACACAGCCAATGGTTCCCAACATGATTTTAGTAATCAGAGTATCTGTCGCAGCAAGGTTTAAGGATGAAGTCTTATTTTCCGGTTTATAATATGTGATTTTACTGTAGTAATCTTTGAGCGCATTGTACAACTTCATTATTCGAGAAACATCATCCATTGTAAACCATTCTTTTCGTAGGGAATGAAATTTCCTTATTATGTTTACGGCATCCATATGAATCGTATAATCTTTCCAAAGTATTCCACAACTACCTCTATACATTCCCCAACTCGCTAAATAAAAAGCAAGGTGAAGAGATAAATAGTCTACTGAATCTGAATTACCGAATGCCGTATAGCAATATTCCCATGATTTAAAGCGATGATTTGAATCTTGAACCATATTACTCAAATATTTGTCAACGCTACTTTTTTCTATGTCTAAAATAGGAGAGGTCATGTCTATATAGCTAATTGTTTGACTCAATAAATTCCTTTAACCGATACAATCTGTCAATGGCCGGATTGTAGAAAGTATCCGGATAATGCTGCTTTATATCGCAGATATTCGCATTAACATACATGGAGGTATCAAAAATATGTTCTGCCTCACTTAATGCCACCTCTTTAGGCAATTGGGCTGTTTGTGCCCATTCGATTATTGTCTTGACGGATTCCTCGTCATAGGAATATTTACTTTCTTCTGCCATAATTGCTATTTATGTTTTATGAATTAGCCTGCACAAATATAGATAATTGAAGGCAATTACAAATGATATAGAAACCAAAGTTATAGGAAATATTGAGGCTTTGCATTAATTTTGTCACTACTTATAACTTTTTACATCATATGAGCCCAAAGAATGTATATGAATTAATCCAGGAAAGACTGAACATGATTTTTAAAGAGTTCGACAATATATACATTTCCTTTTCTGGTGGAAAGGATAGCGGAGTGTTGCTGAACCTATGTCTGGACTATATGCGTAGGAACCGGCTGAAGCGCAGGATTGGAGTGTTCCACATGGACTATGAGATACAGTACAGCATGACCATTGACTATGTGGACCGGGTATTGGAGGCAAACAAGGACATGCTGGACGTGTACCGTGTCTGCGTGCCTTTCCGTGTAACGACCTGTACCTCCATGTACCAGAACTACTGGCGTCCCTGGGACGAAGCGAAAAAAGAAGCGTGGGTCAGGGAGATGCCGGAGGAGGCAATGACCGTAAACGACTTTCCGTTCTATAACCGCAGGATGTGGGACTATGAATTTCAGACAGAGTTTTCCAGTTGGCTCCATCAACGGAAAGCTGCACAACGTACCTGCTGTCTGGTGGGCATACGTACCCAGGAAAGCTACAACCGTTGGCGCACAATCTATCGAGGTGTGAAAGAGCAATATAAGGATTACCAATGGAGCACGAAAATCAGCGAGGATGTGTATAACCTATATCCACTGTTCGACTGGAAAACGGAGGATATATGGATTGCCAACGGTAAGTTCCGATGGGATTACAATAAACTATACGACCTCTACTATCAAGCCGGGGTAAGCCTTGACCGGCAACGGGTGGCAAGTCCGTTCATCAGCGAGGCCATTGAGAGCCTTGCCTTGTACAAGGTCATTGACCCCAACACTTGGGGACGGATGATAGGACGTGTAAACGGAGTCGGCTTTGCCGGACTTTACGGCAATACCCGTGCGGCAGGAAGGAGGAACATCCGTCTACCAAAAGGATATACCTGGAAGTCATTCATGGAATTCTTGCTTTCGACCTTACCGGAACACACCCGGAAAAGATACCAGGCCAAGCTGGAAACCAGTATCAAATTTTGGAAGGAAAAGGGTGGAGTTCTCAGTGATGAAGTCATACAGAAGCTGAAAGACCGCAATATCCCCATCCAGGTGGGTGACAGTACCAACTATAGGACAGACAAGAAACCAGTACGGATGGATTACCTGGACGACATCGACATAGAGGAGTTCCGGGATATTCCCACCTATAAGCGTATGTGTATATGTATCCTGCGTAACGACCATACCTGCAAGTATATGGGGTTCGCACTGACCAAGGAGGAGAATGAAATGAAGAGCAATGCCTTGAAAAAATACAAGGATATTTTATAAATACTGCATTACAGTAAACATATAAAACTGCCCCGACTTTCGCAAGCCAGAGCAGTCCAATTTATAAATTTAAAGTCTTATGATGAAGATTATCTGTTGCGCCAATGTTTTACTATCAGCATAACGACAATCAAAACGGTTACACAAACACAAGCAAAACCAATTTGTTTAAGCAAGGTGGATTCTTTTTTTTCTTTTATAGTTTCTGACCGTTTTTCCTCACGGATATTGGAAATGGTTCTTTTATCAGCCTTGACACTCGTAGTATCGACTACTACCGTCTGTTTATCCTCCTTCTTATTGAAATCACCTTCTACATGACCGTCAGCCAATAACGGAGATTTCCCGGTCAGGCTGTCGGGCGGTTTTCTTGTATCATAGATACGGAAATCAATCACATAGTTACCATTAGCGGTAATGAGTTCGCTCAAAGAGGTACTTGCCCCATGTACGATATCGACCGATTCACTCGTGCTGTCCTTTCTGATTACTTCTGCATCGGACTTGACAGTTTTATGAGAGCTGCCACATGATAACAATAGGAACAGACACATGAAAGGAGCCAGCAATATATGCCGGCTTACCCAGTTCATAACCTTAGCCAACATAGGCAATGTCATTTATACGGTTCATCCAGCCTCTCTTGAATTTATTGTTCGCCGGACGAGAACGGCATATATCCTCGATGAAGTCGAACCGTGCAATCTTAATCATGTCGAACAACTCACGCGGGTTCCTGGCATTCACCGCAGCAAGTGTCTTAGGTCCAACAATGCCATCTACAGAAACACCAAGCAAGCGTTGAGGAATCTTTATTCCGTGTGCACCGGATGCCCACACCCAATCGACAAGAATATTAGCAACTGATTGCGATTTAATCTCGTCAGCTTTCCATCTGTCCCAATAGTGCGGCTTGAGCACCCGTTTAACGACATCCTCACGGGTAAGCAGATGCAGGTCATCCACGTCTATATCACCGTCACCGTCCTTGTCATAGCCGCATGACTTCCACGTACCGATAGTCACACCCATATTCGTAGCACCTCCAAGGTCTGCCGGGTCATTCACGAAACCGCCTTCCCACTTTAGGATAAACGGTGCAAGTTGATTCACATTCGCCATTTCAATTTTCCTCCTTATTCAATTAATACCCATTTTGCGGTTCTCTATCACCGCACTTCTTTCTCTCACACCGTTTCAGTGCCAGTTCCAGTTTCAGGTCAGAATTAGTCTCCTTCAGTGTAAACAGCTCATCCTGTGCCTTACGGAGCCGGTCAGTCTGCTCCACAAACCGCTGTTCCTTCTCCGAAAGCTGCTTCTGCAGGAACTCGTTGTACTCCCGTAATGCCTTGAACTCCTCGACATCAGCATGTGCGTCCTCAATACGCGCATTGGTCTTGCGCGACATCCACCACTTAATAAGCTGCTTGATGCCCTCGATGCCACCGAGGGCGGTCACCAGCATAACCCAATCATTCATATCCATTTCACCAATTCATTTAATAATCTACTAATAACCATTTTTTGTCCGACACCGCACAAATGTACATCAGGCAAAATCAAACAAGTTGTTGAATTACAATTTTCCACTGACATTCCGTGACAGCAAAAGTAATTGCTTCCACAACCTTGAAAAAGGACATAAAAAAAGAGCTCGATGACAACGTAAGTTGCCACCAAGCTCTTGGTGTTTATATGCATTTCTACAAGCAAATACAGGAATTTATATTTGAAATCCGATTACTTATTGCATCCTTTTTAAATGGTCATCCAATGTTTTAGGATTGCATTTCAATTTTCTACAAATGGCAGCTTTAGAATATCCGTATTCAAGCATAGTTTTAATCAATCCTTCTTTGCCCGTCAGCTTGTAATGCGAGTTATGCCCACCCTTATGCCGCCCTAATTTCTGTCCTTCGGCAACACGCCTGGCAAGACCTTCTTTGGTCCGTTGCGAAATCAAATCACGTTCAATCTGAGCTGACAGACCAAAAGCGAAGGCAAGAATCTGAGACTGTATATTGTTACCCAACTCATACTTCTCCTTTACAGTCAGAACAGTGATTTTTTTTTGCATGAGAGTGTTTAGAATGCTCATCACTTCCATCAGACGACGCCCAAGACGACTAATTTCAGAGCAAATAAGGGTATCACCCTTTTTAAGTTTTTTCAGCAAAGCGCCAAGCTTCCGTTCTTTTGCAGACTTGGTACCGGATATGGTTTCCGACACCCATTTGTCTATTTGCAGTTCTCTTATCTTACAAAATTTCTCTATCTCAAATTTCTGATTCTCAACCGTTTGTTTATCTGTACTGACTCTAATATACGCGTAAATCATTTTTCACGCAAAGATATAAAACTCAATTACAAGGTAGAAAATAGCACATCCTTATAAGATGCCTATCCAAAGTTATCGGATTACATTGCAGCCTTCTACAAATGGCGGCTTTGGAATATCCGTATTCAAACATCTTTTTTATTAGCCGTTCCTTTCCAGTCAATTTATAATGGGAATTCTGAACACCTGGTTTTCGCCCAAGCTTCATCCCCATGGCTACCCGCCTGGCAAGTCCGGCTTTGGTTCTCCTTGATATATCTTCCCGCTCTCTTTGAGCAAATAAGACCTTTAAAAACGTATCTTGCACAGAATCTGAATCATCTTTAATAAGCTTGTCATCACGGATTTCCACAATATTGGCTTTGGCTATCAGACAATGAGATATGATAGCTATAACCATATACGCACAACGTCCAAGTCTTGAAAGTTCCGTAACATATATGGTGTCGCCTTGGTCTATCGTATTCAGTATCTTACCTAATTTCCGCACATTGGGATGCCTGGCACCAGACACACTCTCTTCAATCCACTTATCTATAATGAGCCCCTTGCGCTTGCAATATTGCATAATCTCATACCGCTGATTTTCAACGGTCTGTTTTTCGCTGCTAACCCTTATGTAACCGTAATTCATAGCTGTTTTTTTGCGAGAAAGTAATAAAATATCTACGAAAAAATAAAATATGAGATAATAGGTTTTCATAACCCGGAAGATTTGCCCCTTAAACGTACAAGGTATGGCAGAAGATATTAGAGAGAATGCGATGGCTGGGGGTACTCCGGCACGGCTGCGTGGATTGGCGGCGAATGGTAACAGTATTAGTCCGACGTTGGAAGAGGTAGCAAGCGCAATGCCGGTAGCGACAGAGACAAACAAAGGACTTATGCAAGCTAATGGATTTGAACAAGGTAAGAATATATTAAGTGAAGGATACAATAATAAAATCAGTGCTGGTGTATATTCATCTACTGATAATTTAGATAATATGGGGACTGGAATTTTATTAGTGCTAAGAGGGTTTCAATACACGGCCCATTTATACATTACCAACTCTGCAAGAATATATATTAAAACCATCCGTAGCAATGGAGAGATTTTAAAAGATTGGACGTTGATAAATAATACCTAAATATAAAAGAGCTTTTAAGCCTTCATTTCTCTGCTGTGTTCTTTGCCCCTTAAATATGCAATGAGTATGGCAGAGAAACAAGATATAGCGATGAATGCATTTCAGATAGTGACTGATGTGGCGTATATATATGGTGAGAAAAGTGATAGCAGTCAGGGGAAAATTAAGAAGAGCGATTTGTTGAGTGAGGTATTTCAATATAGAGGAGACGTTTCCGAAAATTATGACAATTTCATAGAGAATGGAATTTACCAGATATATTCCGGTGCAAATGTAACGAATGCTCCGACTGGTATAGGCTATGGCATGCTATTGGTATTTAAAACCAAATTCTATTTATTTCAAATTGCTATGGATGTACGTCCCAGTAATATATCTGTGAAGCTAAGAACCAATTCAGGACCTGCATGGTCCGATTGGAAGTCAGTAACTCTTACCTAATTTGACAGTTTTATTTGCCTCTTTCATTTCTTACCCTATCTTCTGCCCCTTAAATGTAAGAATATGGCAGAAGATATTAAAGAAAATGCAATGAGTGGTGGTACTCCGGCACGGCTGCGTGGACTGGACGCAAATGGCAATAGCATCAGTCCGACATTGGAAGAGGTTATGAATGCGATGGGGCTGTTTTACAAAAGGTTTACTGTTCCTGCTGGAGGACAATATGAATTGCCTTTCAACAGTGGTCTAATTATAGTACAAGATTTATCTCAAAACTATGATAAATCTGTTGCTATTTTATGGGCTGACGGGAGAGGGAAGGTAATAGTACCAGCAGATACTATTTCATTCTTTTCAGACGTTGAAGATAAAATTTGTGTCATAAATACCGGGGCAAACACGAAATATATTATCAAAAATAGTAAAGCAAAAGAAAGAGTTGTTATAGTCACATTCATAAAATAAAAATCAATTTGCTTTACTAAAATTAGATAGCGGATTGAGCTTTATGTTTCTCTGCCGTGTTCTTTGCCCCTTAAATGTAAAGAGTATGGCAGGTGATGATATAGCAATGAATCAGTTCCAAGTGGTGACTGATGCAGCATACATATATGCGGAAGCAGCGAATGGTAGTCAGGTGAAAATAAAGAAGAGTGATTTTATTGATATTGTAAAAAGATATATTACCTCTGTTAGATTTGCAGGTGGCATACCAGACTCAGATTTAAATAGCATATACAAAAACGAAGAGTCTGGAATATCCATATATAATATTAGTGCGGCGATTTCAAATTCTCCTGCGACCTATTCATTCTGTATTAATATACAGAGGTCAGGGAAAGGCGATGTTACTGCTTCCCAAAGAATTTTACAAATTGTTCCAGATGATAATTTGGTTAATTTACGAACGGGGAAAGGTGATGGAGAAAAGATTGTTTATACGTCGTGGAGGCGAATATAAATTACCAATTTTAGCAGCTTGATTTACCTCTTTCATTTCTTATCCAATCTCTTACCCGTTCCGGCCATATCGGTCAGAACGGGTTTAATTATGTCAATATATTTGCTTCCACTCTCCCCATTGGTACGCACCTGCCGCACTTTTCCTCCCAATTAGCATGAACCCAGTTAGGTCATAACTATAAGCTATTATTGTCACTACATTTAATCCATAGCTACCCCCATCAATACGAGATATTATCTCAGCTGTTCCGTAAAAAGGAACAATTCCATCAGGGCCATTTAAAGTTCCTGATGTCTCCGTATTGACTTCGTATAAGTAAGACCCCGCTTTTGGAAAATTGGCAGGGTCTTTAAAATCTCCATTAAAACCCATTTTGGGAGTGATATGCACCAAATCATCCTTCTTAATCAACACACTATCTTTCCCTTTCAAGCCTCGCACATAATCTACACTGCTGACTACAGTCATCTGGTCTTCCCTAATATCTTGTTCTGCCATATTCTTACATTTAAGGGGCATAATTTCCGGATGGAAATATTACCCGATTTAACATTTTAATAATTAACTCGTTTTGTAAATTATAAATCAAATTTTTCCGTAATATCTGAAGAACTCAAAAGGAGTTCTCACATCAAGATAACCGTCTACCTCTTCGTTGGCTTCCGCTTCCATTTCAAACGCGGAATTTCCGTAAGCCTTATCACCTACATTTATCCAACACCGGTTACGGCATAAGTGATACATGTAGGATATTGCGTACTCCACACCATACTGGAGGTAGAACCACAACGGGCATAGCAGATATACCCATAAGTTGAATCCGGTAAACAGCATGATTACCGTCAGCAGCACAGCGGATGCAATCATGCATTCCTCCCATTGGCGCACATGAATCGCCTCATGGTTAAGTGTACTCTGCTTCATCTCCTCCTTGCTTTTCTTGGTGAAGACGAAACATCCCAATGTGATGGTGTTGTAACCCTGCCACAGCAGCCATTTCGCTAACTTGCTTTCATAAAAAACTTTCATACATCTTTCCATTTATATTAGTTTGTTAATTAACCGGGTTTTCGTAATCATGGTCACCCAAATCAGCATACGAATACGAAATGCCATTTTTATTGGTTGAAATCCAGACTCCTCCCAATGATATGAATTCATAAACACCAGGCTCTGTGATATGAGCTTTATTGCAATAATGGTATTGACCGTCAACCAACTCCATATCATTAAATCCGTCCGATGTCACAACTGACACATAGCCATATGTGCTCCCTGAAGAATTATTATATATGATCAAGGATATTTTCATACCCACACATTGGGCAGAGCTGGGAAGCATGTATTCACTTTGGCCTATTCTACTGGGACGCCCATTGCCAAAATCCGAACCAAAATTGGGGTTCAGGTAAAAGTAGCCTTCATTGGAACTAAACCCATGTATCTTTATGAATGCCGCTGTCGCTGTAATTTTTCCTTGAACATTGACTTCTCCAGTCTCACCATCAATGTTACAAGTGACATTTCCATTCTTATCCCTTGCCAATACGTTCTGTACCACCAAATCATCCACAAGGATTTCATCGGCACGTATCTTTCTTATTAAAGCCATATCCATAGCTACAAACATAAACTGCTGTGCCGCCTCCCAATTAGCATCACCGTCTATCGAGGTAGGTGCGACAGTGACCGACGTACCGTAAGCCCGTACCCGAAACGGAATGGTGCGATTGTTGAATGTGGCCAGTACGATGTCATGGTAATCTTCATTCCAGACATATGTGTTGCCCTTGGCGAAAAAACCTCTCGGACGCGGCTCACTGGCATCCCGTCCGCTTGAACCGTCATAGCTGACACCCACGGACATCTCCGCAATGAAACTGTCATTCCATGCCGAAGCGTCAGCCTGGCTCTGGTAACAGCGGACAGAGAAAGTTGAATACCCTGCAGAAGCGTTGACCGTAATCTCGGAAGCCCTCGAAGGCCCTGCGATGGCGCTCCATATCCCGTTGCTGTACCCCCGTGCGGCCAGATATCCGTCCGGATAAGTCAATGTGGCGCTGCCGAGCGTCCGCTTGGCATAGACGCGGAAAGCTGAAGGAACAAGCGAACCGGCATTGCTCACCCGGATATTGCTGCATGTACTGATGAGATAGACCATGCCGCCGTCTGATGTCAGTTGTTCCCATTCGTCGGTGTTCACTTCTTCGGTAATAATATAACCGTAGCTCTTTCCACCGTTCTGTGTCTGTAGGATGCGCCTATCCTGACTGTCATTGACTGTCCATAGAGGTGGATTCGATGTATCAACCTTTGAGAGCCAGGAGCGACTCCCCATCGTACAGATGGTGAGCTTTTTGTATGGAGTATTAGCCGTGCGCCACTCACCGCCAGCCTTGACGGATTCGCCGTCACCGCCCGGTTTCCCAGGATTACCGTCGTTGCCATCCACAACCATGGGTATAGTTTCCCGGTCCACGACCTGCCCACCCACGTAGAACACGAACTGCAGCTGCGTCGTGAAGTTCTTCGGGGAAATGGCCGTGCCGTTCTGTATCTCGACCTCCGAACCACCGTCCTTACTGTATTTCAGCACACCGTCAGTCGTGATGGAAGTGGTACCGCCTACAGACTTGGTGCGTGTGCATGACACGCTTGCCACACTGTAGGTACCATCCTTCCGCTTGCTTACTGAAGATACGGAAGGCACCAGCCTATAGAGTATCGCATCACTGCCCGGATTACCGGCACGTACACCGGCAATGGTGAACACCAGCTCACGGCTTATATCCGTATCCTGTACCGTAGCCGTAACGGTTATCCTGACCTCTGAGCGTGCAGGCATCGAAATGCCGGAAGCCACGGTAAACGCTATCACACCCGTATTGACATTGTAGCTTTCCGTGACACCGGCAGGCGTCACGCATGAGATGGACTTGAGCTGTAGCTTCTTCGTACCATACCACATGCCGACGGTTGTATTGAGCACGGATTGCGAAACAGTCTTTCCCTCGTATGTCAACGCCACACTCTCCATCTCATTGTCGAAATCGGCTACAATGGCCGACTCACCGTCAAAGCCCCATTTGGCCCAGATGGCGGCCGGACTGAACGCGCTCCATACACCGTCCTTCTTAGTTCGGCAGCAAGCCCACTCGTATGGCAGGCTCTCGCTCACCCCAATCGGGTCATCATGCCAGCCGGACGGCACGTAGTCATCAGTCTGTGATGTGGCAGGGGTTGCCGGAGCGATATTTTCCGCAGTATGCTTAAAAATCCATTCATAATCCCTACCGTCACGCCCGTCCTGGCCGTTCTCCACCAGCAGCTCATACTCAGCGGTATTCAAGTCCCCGGTAATGGTATAACCGTAGGACTTGCCGCCGTTCTGGGTCTGCAGGATACGGCGCCCCTCATTGGTCGTCTGAGTCCACATCGGAGGATTGTCGGTACCATCAGGAGCGACACATAAAAACACACGTCCGGCCATCTTGGTAATACCCATGTAAGGTATATGCTTTCCGGTTTCCCATTCACCGCAATTGGTAATGCTTGTACCGTCTGCACCCTTGCTGCCAGTCACACAGATGGCGTTCGTTGTGGTACTTGTACCATCAGTAAAGACTATCCTTGTCCGGGTCCAGATATACCAGCCGTTTTTCCACGCCGGAGAGTCTGTCTGCCACTCGCCTCCGGTTGTGGTGGCCGATGAAGAGGAAAGGTAGTATTCTTCGGTAATGGACTTGATGCCCTTGCCGTCGGCTCCCTGCCCACCACTGATACAAGCCGCTTGAGTGTACTTGACTTCGCCATCAGAATAGACAATCTTCGTCCGCGACCAGATATACTTGCCGGCTTCCCATTCAGGGGAGGTAGTCTGCCAACCGTCCACCGGGGCAATGACATTAGACACCGATATCGCGTATTCCACATCGGTAGACTTGATACCCTTGCCGCTTTCTCCCTTGGCCGCATATTTCAGCCAGTCGGCATTGCCGTCTGCCGGTTCTGTAGACGTGCCTTTCTCATTGACACATATCCATGAGCTGCCGTTATGCGTCACCTCATCATAATAGGCATACTTCTCACCCTTTTTCCACGTACCTTTAAATAGCGGTACCCGGAAAGCCTCGCCGGTGATGTCATCCACCTGGAATATCTTGCCGGACATGATGACGTGGCGAAAAACAGCCGAGTAGTTGTCGGCCGGAATGCCATGTACGGTACGGCCTTTCTTCTTGCCAATCCACGACATCTCTTGTGCCGGCTCGACATCCCATGTATTGGCGTGGTCAAAGAAAGTGATGCAGTTGTTGCCGCCCACCGTATCGATAAGGATGTACGTCTGTCTATCCTCATCCGTAAAGTTACCCGTCTGCGCCAATACCATCGCATCACCCGGCTTCCAGTCAGTACCCGGCTTGGGTGTCATGACGAATGTCTTGGCTGTATAGTCTGCGGAAGTCACCCGGAACTTCATCTCCTCGAAACCCTGCAGCTTGCCTTCGGCGTTCTTGGTGACGAAGTAAGTAGTCAGAATGTCATCGACAAACTGGCTCAGCCCGTCGGCATCCGTCAAATCGGGTGTAATCGTATAGCTGCCGTCACCGTTGTCCGTCCATTCCTTGACCGTACATCCACCTCCGGGAGAGGCACACATACGTCCTTTGAAATAGGTCACACGGTTATAGGCAATCTCCGGAACAAACAGACGTTTGCGGAATATGCCTTCCTCCATCTCGAGAATGCCATTCTTGTCGATGCACCCTCCGGAAATACCGGTGATGAACTCGCCGAACTTGACCCAATCTCCGAAGGTTATGGGGAAAGGAGTGCCGTCAGCTCGGTCTTTGCGAAGGAACACCTTTGATAATTCTTCGATGCTCATTCCTTGTTGAATGAGTTCAAGAATGCCAATAAATGTCCGTCCAACCCTCTCTGCGGTATTCTCTCCCTCAGAAGAGGCGTTCCTTATCTGTAGAGCAAGTTTCCTTAATATGTCAAGTGTATCAGGCATTATTCACCAAGTACTCTAAAAGTTACACGATTAGCATTAATCCCTCCACTTCCCCTATACAGCGGAAAGTCTTTTTTGTTATCATTCAAATACCGAACACATTCTTTCATATACCTATCAGCAACAGAGAAAGCATCATTATAAGCCATAAGTTTCTCCTTAAAATCAGAACGCGATGAATATTCGTTATCTTTATTGACAAATCCAAAACGGGTGACATTTCCATCTCCATTTTTCACGATACGAGCATAGGTATAATATGCCAATGTCGTTTTCAGCCCTACAAAGGAACGTTTGCCTCCACATTCTATGGTATAAAAACTACCATTAAGCAACTCACTATAATTTTCCGGATGTTCTTTCACATCTAAGAATAAAGCATCGCCCAAAGCTGACTTCAAATCAATGTTCTCCGACTCCCGAATATATGCCTCTATCTTTTCCGTATCGATGTGTATTGACATCGTACGAGCCAACTTATAGACCTCATCTGTTGTTATTAGACATCGCAGCATTTCTTATATATTTAAGAGGTTGTACACTAAAGTCATTGGAAGGATTGAGAGGTTCATACCAATGCGCAAAAATTTTCTGAAAAGCCCGTTCAATCATGCGTTGTTGCTTTGACACAATAGAGTTATAGTATTCAAAAGCATCTTCCAATATATCCCCAGAAAAACCGACCTTACCAATCCGGATACAATACCAAGGCTCCTGCCCGAAAGCCGAATAAATACGTTCAACCACACTGGCATCAGTAACGGTAAACTCCTTATCATAATTTTTAGGACTAATATCCACAAACTCCGGTTTTTCTTCATCAGATTCCAAGGTTACCTCTAAGACCTTTGTCGCATTGGTGTCTCCTTGTAATTGCACGATAGTATCAGAAAAACCAGTATCTTCATTAGTCCTATCCTCTTTTATAGGATTTCCGTTTTCATCAAAACGTACCGAAGAAGCACCTTTCTTTGTAATTATCATCCCGGAAGGCATGAAGTTACAACGCACATTACGATACTTCACATTGGCTAATCCCTCATCCGTACTCATTTCCGTAATCACACGGTCAGCTCTTCCGATAGGATACACGAATTTCCCTGTGTTGCTAATCCATAGTATCTGCCCCTTATAGTTTTCAATCCCTCCGGCAGCCCGAATTTGCGCATAGACCACCTCTTTACGTGGATTAAATACATCTATAAACTCTACATTTTCTGGTATTACCTTTATGGCTTTTCCCTGACGGGTTTTCTTTCCTGTCCAATCCGGATGAACTGCGATTTTTGCGATATATCCGGATTCATCCTCCTCCAACAAACGGCAATTTTCAAAGGGGATGTGCTGTACTTCCACTATATCTGCGAACATATTATAATTAACATGTATCGCCATCCCATCGTAATCAGCAACATCCTTGCAGACGAAAGCATGGATGTCATCTGCCGTATCTCCACGGCGGTTAACCACATATTCAGAAAAAGCGACCTCACGAAACCCATTTCCCTCTATGAAATTGGCATAACGTTCTGCACATTCGCTACCCGTTGAACTCGCAGCGATGATATTTCTTAGATGTTGGGGATATAAATTATCATCACCGTAGCTTTGGATGCCAAGATTACGTAAATAGCCCGTGTCAACACGCCTATTACTCTTCTTCTTTAATTCATTTACATTCATCGTTCCGTGAGGTTGTTCTTTATTTCACCGTTTCTACGGCTTCTATAGTCTGCTTAGAGTCAACTACAGATTGAGCCTCTTTAATATGAGCATCCAATACTTTAGCTGTAACTTTCTTCCCGTTCAGTTTATAAGTCTTGAACGCATCTCTCACAATCTCAGAAGTAGCACCTTCCACTTCAAAGGCTTTCACCAATTCTGAAACCAAAGTTTCATCCAATGGTAAAGCAGGACTCATCCGTCTTTCAACCCTTTTCTCCCAATCGGAAGGCGTTGAAGCAAAAAAGACTATCCCTTTAGGATTTTCCGCAAGATACCTTTCTGCCGCTTCGTCAGTAAGATTGTTGTTGGTGTACATTTCACTACTTCCAAAGCCTACTTGGAGCAATACACCATTTTTCAATGCATAACTTGATTTTTCTTTCATTTTTCCATATCTTTTTAAGTACGAATACATTTCAATCACAGCGTCACGATAGCAATCACCACATGAGGTCTTGGTAAATGTCCTACCAAGAACTTCATGAAACATCAGTTCAATGTCTGATTTATCAGAAGAAGAAAGGGAGACCTTATCCCCCAATCTCTTCAACTTATCAACCATCTCCAAGACAAGCATATTCCCTCCTATGCTGCCGGTTCAGCCGTCAAAGTGTTGATAGCTGTCTTAGTTGCTTCATAACTCGTCTTGAACAAGAATAATGCAGATTTAGGCGTTTTCTGCTCTTCCAAGGTAACAGCCCATCCACCTTCAGTATCCTCGCTATACTTATCGTTGTCGATAGCTGTAGCTGTAAGCCCTTGGTAGTAACCATACACCTGAAAAGCGGCATCACCAGGGTTTCCTTCTTTTTGTAAACCCTTATATTTATTCTCCAACACCACAACATAGGTACCGTTAGCCAATCCGTCAATAACATCAGCGCATACATCCGGGTCGTTTGCCAATATCACAATCGCGACAGTATTGGTAAACGAACTACGATATGTGCCAGCCACTAATGAGGTCTTTGTACCCGTAAATGGATTTTTACCAGGAACAACAACCTTATAAGCCTTCTTCCCGGTTTTCATAGCCAGCGTTTCAATCACATTCTTTTTTGTAGAATTGAATACTGTGGCTGCAAAGTCCACATCCGCACGATTCATTATTACCCCTTCCTGCTCCAATCCTTGTACTACTGGATCATCACACGACGGAACAATATCTTTCTTTAAAATATCATCACATACTCCCATAGAATACCTCCTTTTGTCAATATGCTACTTGCACCAAGTTGTCCTCGCCAATCATAGAACCGAGTTTACCAGTAGAATAGATATAATTCTTACGGGGTTTTCTTTCAAACCAGATATCAAGGTCAGATATCGGGTTATCGCCTTCACAACCGTACATTAAATTGTCCGGAGAACATAGAACCGCACGGTGAGGAAGGTTCAGTTTCGTTTTATCGTTCTGATACGCTTGAATAAATCTATCCCAAATAGAACATTTTACGACCGTAACGCCGTCATACTCTCCTACTTCAAGGCCGTCAAAAATGACCGTCCAAGGCATAATAACCTTATATTTCTCCCTCACATCACGTGACAAAGAATCACATAATGATTTTGTAGCAAAAATTGCATGTCCGGACTTCTGGAAAATACGGCTATCCGCATCTTCAAGCATCGTGTCAAACACAGATGTAGCAGCCCCTAATTCTTTCATCTTGGACTTCTGCAAAGCATAAGATGCTTCAGAGTTGGCTGATATAACGGTATGCTGACCGGAATTCTCTGCACATATGGCAAACAGGCGTTTAAAGAAACCGTCACATGTCTTGAACAATTCTACATTCAATCCATCCGTAATTTGACCGGAACCGTTAATATTAGCGGCATCCTTGTCTCCAAACCAAGTGAAGCGCCATAACATTTTCATCATTGCTTCCGTCAGTTTTGGAAGGACAATCCCATCCATATATTCAGTAGAAGTAAGGTCCGCAATATTGGTACCGGTCTTCAAGCAGTACTTTGCAATAGTATTCTCCAAATCCTCATAGCACATTTCCAACGGAACTTGCCAGTCGCCAATTTCCCATACTTTCTGGGCGGCAGCGATAGCCACTTTTTGATATTCAGGGTCACATCCGGCACCTGCGATACCTACATCCTCCATCTCACCGATGAAGCCAACTTTCTTGCCATTGGTCACTTTAGGCATGAACGTCATAAAACGCTCCATATCCTCATTTTGAAAGACTGTCAGTTCAATCAAGTCTTTCAAATCCTTCACCGCCTGATTGTCTGGCGTCAATTTTGAAAAATCTAAAATAGGCATACTCAATTCTCCTTTCTTTACTTTTTAGTTCTCTTCTCCCTTTCCTCTCTCAACTTTCTTTGAATAGGTGTCTCCTCTGCACTTGCTTGTGTCTCAACAGTATTCTTGAAGGATTGGGTACGCAAAGAGACTCTATAGGTTGAACAATGTTTTGCTAGCCAATTCTCACCTCCTGCCATCTTTACAGCATTCAGTATCTTATTGTCCTCAACTGTACGGGCATTGGTTTTCAATGCCGCATTTTCCTCTTCAAGTTCTTCAATGCGCGCCTTTAAAGCTTCAATCTCCTCGTCACCGTTTGCTTCTTCCGGGTCTTTGATTTCTGTAATCACTCCGTCTGTTACAATGATAGTCTTACCATCGGGCATAACATGCTCGCCATCGGGGGATGCCGCATCTCCCACCTGCGGTTCTCCTTCTTCACGTTCCACCGTCAGTGTATTACCTTCGGCATCTGTCAGTTCCATAGATACTACCGGAATGTCTTCTATCTTCTGGTAGCCACATTTCGCAAGCAGTCTGTCAATGATAGATTGCTTTACCGTTACTTGTTTCTCTTTGTTCATTTTCTCACTATTAAGTTTATAATCAGTTCCTTTTGCTGTAGTCGGTATAAGAACATCAGATATAAATCCAAGTTGTTTTGCAACCTCACCGCCAAACCATGCCTCCTTGTTCATCTGGACCTCCAAAATGGTCGATTCAACTCCTGTCCGTTCAACATATACAGCCATCATCTTATCCTTTTCCGCTTCCAGACTTGACTTGATGGATTCTATAGTTTCAAGGTCCAATAAATCATCATATCTTGCCAAATATGGTTTGTGGATGAGAAACTTTGCATGAGGATAAGCTTTTCTGCGTTCAAGTGGAGCAGAAAGCAAAATGATGGTAGCCATAGAAGCACATCGTCCAACAACGGTACAAGATATTTCCTTGCCCGACGCACGTAATGCATCATAAATAGCATACCCCTCAACCGTATCACCGCCGCACGAATGGATTTCAATGTCAATTTTAGGGTCAGCCGGGTCAAGCCATGAAAGGAAGTATTGGATATCCGGAAACGAAAGCCCCTCGTCACCGGTCAAATACCAATTTTCCATTTTATCCTTATCAGCTACAATGTCCTTGTTAATGTATAATTTAGCCATATCACATAATTGTTTGTAACAAAGGTAGAAAACATGATACGGCTTGAAGAAAATAAGAAGTCTATTCCACTGACACGCTTTGTCAGCAACTTTTTCAAAACAAAAAAAGAGCGGAATAATTCCGCCCCCCCTAAACATCCACCTTACTTGAGAACTTATCTATTATCCGATAAATTGTCCTTTCCGCAATATTATACTCATCGGATAAATATTGCATGATATAAGTCTTTTTATGTCCCTCCTTTGACAGACGGACATATTCTTGATACACGGGAATATATTTCACATCCCCGACATCAAGCGAAGCATCCCCCATCATTTGAAGAAGACTCTTATTCAATATCAATAGTTCATATGCTTTCATATACTACCAAGATTTTCAACGTACTTAACCCTATTAGCAACAGAGGTAAACTCTTCCACAGAAACCACCGGAGCAGGCGCCATCATCATACCTTTTGCAACAGCTTTGGCCAGCATGTCCTCTCCTAACGCCTGATTGGAAGAAGCTGTTACATTAATGGGAATACCTCCTCCTATCTGATTGAAAGCCGACAATAACGGAGCAAACATCGAGGTTGCAGCAGCCGTCATTACACTTTCACCGTTGGACAACATAGCAGGTATGGAATCGCTTGTACCGGAACCTGGCCCTTCAACTTTACCTCCTTGTGCAAATTTAGCACTTTTCACCGATTTCATAGCCTTTCCCATAACAGTAGTTACAGATGCCACTACAGTACCTATCGCAGCAAGCATGTCAATCCATGTTGCAGATGAGCGGGTAGCTGTTTCTACGGCTTTGGCAATGGCTACCCCTTGTGCGATAGAAACCTCCGCAATAGCCAGTATTTTCGCCAACTGGGCCATATTCTCGTTATCTCCTGCCGCTTGTTCCAACAAATCAGAAAGATTCCCTGCCAAGACAGAAAGGGATTCACCTTTATTTTGCTGCATCTCCACTTCCTTGTCAATGACCGCCTGCTTTGCATCCAAGTATTCTTGGTCTGCAGCAAGCTGTCTGGCCCGGAATTCGGCATCACTCTCCTCTTCCATCCGTCTCAAGCTGTCTTTCAGTTCAAGCTTCTGCTGTTCCTGCATACGAAGAAGCTCAAGTTCACTATATCCATTCAATTTAGCTTCTGCCAATTCATTATCCAATCGAAGTTTGAGTGCATCAGCTTGTTTCTTTGCTGTATCATTCTCATGTTGAACGGACAAATCATCAATCTCTTTATTGTACTTCTCCGTGACAGCAAGCTTCATCTGTTCAGTAAGCTCTTTCTGACGAAGTTCTACGTCACGTTGGACAACAAGTTGCTGTATTTTGAGTTGGTATTCCTGCTCACTTCCAGCTTTTACGGATTCAAGTTGCAGAGAGATTAGTTTCTGCCGGTTCTCCACCTCCTTCATCAGTTGTTCTTCCGATAATTGCTGTAATGCATCATTTTTTTGCTGTTCAAGTGCAATAATCTGATTATTTATAGCTCCACGTGCTTTCGTTGTAAGGTCTTGTTCCTCAATCAAGCGAACACGCAAATCTTCTATTTGACGAGAAAACTGACGTTCTATCTCAATGGATTGTTTCTCTCTACTGTCCTTAACCAGCTTAAGCATTTCATCCTCAGCCTTACGAATTTCTGAAAGTTCTTTTTCTTTTACAACTTTAGCCTTATCTACTGATTCTTTCCGCATCGCATTTATTTTATTCTGGGTTTCCTTATTACGGGTATAGCTCTCCATTTCCTTTTGAGCTACGTCCGAAAAAACTTGAGAGAATTCCTTTAAATCTTTCACTGTACTTTCTGATATACCCAATCGGCTAATAACCTCATCAGCCGTTATTGCACCTTGTGCCATATCATCAAGCAATTTATTAGCTTCACCAGTAAGTTCTATTTGCCCAAGAAGATTTGCCAATTTCTTTCGGCCAATATCAATACTTTCCTGCTGAAGTTTATTTTCCATATCGTATGCTTTTGTAGCCGCATCAGTACGCTCTTTCAGGCTTTTTGTAGTATCATCCGCAATGAGCTTCAATCTTTCAATCTCAGAGCGACTTGCCGCACGCTTCATATTAAGCATTGTTTCCGATTTCTCTAACTGTTGCAATGCATCATTCAGTGCCCACGCTTGTTTCGCATCATTTGAAATTTCTTTTCCAATACCGGAAAAACTATCCTTCATATCCTTTGCTGCGCCAGAAAAATCACCAGAGAAGAATTTAGCAATAGCTCCACCAAACTTTGCAATCCGGTCTATAATCACATCAATAATTGCCCCAAAAGAGGACATTACATTAGAAAGAAATTCAGTACCTTTTTGCGTTTTAGCCAACCATGCGACCAATGAGCCCAACAAAACAACAATAGTCCCAATACCAGTGGAAATTAGTGCAAGTTTCAACACTTTTAAAGCTGCAGATAACAAATTACTTGTTATAGCCGCTGCTTTTTGAGCACCAGAGAACATATTCGCAGTGACCGTTCCTGCTTTGTACTGGACTGTTATTTTAACCAATTCATCCTTCAAACCACCAACAAATTCCTTTGTACCTCGCAAGACGCTAACGCCACTGCGCAATATGGAAACAAAAGGTACTTGGGCTTCTGTAGCCTGAAGTATCGCATCTTTATAATTACCCACATTCCGATAAAAGCGCTGCGTTTCTTCTTCCGCACCTTTCAGTTCATCGGTAATGGCATTTATCTTATCTTGCAGCTCTTTGCCTTCGCCCCCCTCACGCTCTACACGACTTAATCTGTCATAAGCAGCGGTAAGATTGGAAAGCTCAGCCCGCAACCTAACAAGGCTTCCTTCCATCTCTGTCTGCTCTTTACGTTCATTTTGAATTTGTTTATTCAGTACACGGATGGCATCTGTATATTGTTGGGTAGCAACCCTATTTTCGGTTAATTTAATATTATATTCCTCCCTACTCATACGGCCTTTCTTCAAATCCTCCTTAAGAGTTTGTTCTACTTTTCGAAGTATATCCAACTGCGTACGATACTCTGCTATTTTACGGATAGCATCATCATACTTTACCCGAATTTCCAATATTTTTTCACTTGTATTGTCTTTCATAATTATACCTCCAATTGTAACAATTTACATTCACATATTCCCGTATCTTCTGCCTTAATGGAAATAATGGCATAATATCTACCATATTGGGCCAAGTAAATTGGAACAGTCATATCCAAGTCTCTCAACTCAATATCATTTATTTCTATCTTTTCTGTGATTACTTTAGGCATATAAATGACCTCACTATAACTTTTGTAATAAGAGTTAATCACAGAAGAAAAATCAAGTTCCTCAAATGTTCCTTTCAGAACATCTGCATCATCTGTACAAAGTAAAATTCTTGGCTCCACTTTCTCTAGAGAAGATTTACCATCACTGTCATACTTATATAACTTTATAGACGCAACGCCACCTGCCATATCAGTACCAGCAAATGGAAGCGTAAGAATATCACGCTCTGAATCCAAAGTGTAATCTAATACTTGTAATGCTCCATCATAAGAGCCATTAACCGTAGAGTCTTCTTTGTAACGCAGATAATTCAGCTGTGCGAAATCATTCAGCCTATATTCCAACATATTAGGTTTATTCTCCTTATAAGTAGCAACAACCTTTTTTGTCCAATCATATGCTCTTGTTTCATTTTCTTTAATAGTATCTACAGAAACAAACTCAATGGAATTTGAATCATTCTTACCTGGAACAGCAAAAACACCGAGAATTGCAGCAACAGCTTTAATAAAATCTATCTGTTTTATTTCGGGCAAATTTGCAATAATCGGGAAGTGCCCATATCCTGCATTTATCTCATCATCTATCGAAGGCATCACTTGATCACATATAGCTGTAATGCTAAATGAATTATCCATAGATATACCACCATCATCAATCCACCCTGCGTCAAGTAATCCAAACAAAATCTCCTTACTTTCCTCTAGCGTATCTGTCTCTATATCTGTAAAATCAAAATAGATAGTATAACTATTTGTGTTATGCCTCTCAATCTTGCTATAATCTATAGTTGCAATATCGACTCTTGTATCATCATCCATAATGTAATAAGCAACCAGACATGCTCCATTAGGGTATATAGAAGTGGATACATCAAACGACACATTACCATTCATCAAAATCTTCATATTCGGAGCATTAAGTTTAAAGCCTTGAATATAAATTTTTCCAGAACTACTTTTAAACTTGGTTATAGTCCCATAATAGCTTGAAAACGACTTATCTGCAAAATACAATTTTTCCGGTTCTCCCTTATCAAGACGTCCATGTACATAGTAACTAAACTCTGCATGTAATGCATTTTTTGCAGCATAACTTCTGCTATCATTACGAGTTAATAAGGGTACAAACAATCTACTTAACATAAAAGCGCGATTAGCAGGAAACGTAAAAGTGACACCATTATCTTTCATAATTTGTAACAAAATCCAGGTAACCTTACACCCCGGATGATACCACCCTGTTGTATCTTCCCGCCGTATACCATAGTCTACTTTAGGAATAAAAAAATTACCGGAAGCATCCCCTTCAAAAGAACCTACTTTCCAAAATACATGATAATCTGGAAAATCATCATCAGCAATGACCTCATAATTGTGTCTATCCTTCAAATCACGCAGCGTTTTATTTCCACTTATAATATTTGCAAATCTAGAGACATTACCCCATGAAAGAGCAAATTCAAAAACATCCGATGTAGACAATAAGACCGCAGTTGCGTTATTGAGTATCTCTATCCCGTTACGAAAATAACGAGCATTCAGTTTAATTCTAGGATAAACGATGTCGCATGAAGGTAAATCAGCATGCATGATTGCACACTGATTACGTATAGTATTCGGAAGCTTGATGGTATAAGAATTATTACTTATAATCTTACTCAAATCCGTAAATATATTACTTTTGAAATTGAGCGTTACTTTGGTATCATCATCCAAATCCATCAGTTTATCGCCAATGAATAGCATATCGTTTCTCATAAGCTTTGTACTCTTGTTTCTGGTAATATGATTGTTGCTACGAAATCCTGCAATACGGCTCTTGTCTTATTGAAATTACCAACAGATACATTCACCGCCTTCCAGCTATCAACTCCATTCACATTTTTACCTGCATACATATCAACAACGGGTGACAACGCGAGTTGAAACAAGAAGTCAAACGTTTCAGAGTCCACTAAAGGAGCACACACCAACAATGTATTCTCTTCTGTTTTTCTCTGCTTACGTCCTGAACCTCCATGATAGCCATTAACATAGTTATAGTCTTGCATATTATTACGAATGAATTCACCATCATTGGCAATTTGTTTGCTCTCATCACCACGTTTAAACAACCAATAGCAATAAAAGCCATGACGATTTATCCAACGCAAATAAATTCCATCCGTGCATTCATCAACTAAAAGCCTCACATTTGCGGCCACATTCGTCAATGCGTGAAAAGTAAAGTCAAAGGTATTATCGAATACACTTGCTCCCGTACTAGTTCCAGGGAGATTCAAAACAACATCCCTATTCGCATCAATACCCTGCAAAGTAAGATTATACACTTTGCGGTCAGACAATATGATGGACGGCAAAACTTGACCGTCAGCAGTCACACTAACAGTACCGGCCCCCGCAGTGTACATACCGACCGTAAATGGTAAGTTCCTAAACCATGTTAGAATACGGTCACCATTATATCTTTCGCCGACTTTCATTGCGCCCCAAATAATAAAAGTATTAAACTGGAAACTTTCTCCGATAGTGCTATCAGACGTATACATATCCACTTCAACAGAGAACAGACGCCCAAGCTGACTATCTTGTGGAATAGAGGATTGATAGTCAATCTTGCCAAACTCCGTTGCATCAAAAGCCGATTGCATATAGAAAGACAGATCAAAGAAACATGCGGTTTTAAATAATGCACGTTTTTCCTTATATTCCTTTCCGGTAAGTACGTCGGTTATCGTTGCTTCCACCCATGCCCAAGTATATCCACTAATATTTATCACTACCGGATTGAAACAGAAAGATATTTCATCCGGATACTCGATTGTAGTATTTCCTATCTTATGCGTCCTCATTACTATGCAAATTTATATGTTGTACATCGTTCAGAAAAACACCAAACACACGGTCCATAATATCCCGTATCGCTTGTGTAACACTCGTTGAATATATATCCTCATGCGTTCCAGAGTGATAAAGCCTAGTACCCTCATTTGCAATCTTACGAGCTACGAGATAAGCAAACGATTTAGGTTTTTCTACTTGAATCCTCTTATCCACCACCCATTGCTGAATTATTTGCCAAAAACCTTTTGGGATTTTTCCCGGTCCGCGTCCTGTTTCCAGAACTCCAAAAGCCTGTCTACCGAATAAAACACCATGATTATCATCTACTACGACATGCAGGCTCTTGATGGTTCTTCCGCTTGCACGCTGTCCAGCTTGTATATGATTCTCAATGATACGCTGCCGAAGTTTATCCAACTCCTCGTTCAGTATATCTTTAACGTCCTTTCTTCTGTCTTCCATAACTAACACATGGGTACTCCTTGAACCTCTTTCAGTTTCAATTCTATTACTATTCCAGTAACATTTACATCCAGCTTATCATAGAAAACGGAATAAGGGACTTCATCGCTTACCCACTCAAACAGCCCGCTCCTATTCAACTCACGGATAAATTGAACTGCATACCCTTTGCACCTCTCAATAACCTCATCATTCTCCACCCCGTCAAAATCAAACGCCGTCTTGTCTACAAAAGCAATCATGCAATTTGGGCAATCTCTTAACTGAGTCCTTGATATGACGAACTTCCCAGATGCAGGAAGCAGATTTATAATGGCCGGCAATGGCATCTTATCCAGCCGAACGTTGGCGGTCACCCAGTTATCAAATAAATAGGTAACTCCTTCCAGCTTCTCTGCGATAGAAGCGATTTTCCTTTCTACACTTATATTCATTGCTTATTCTGATATATTTCTCGTAATCGACGTTCATAACGTATTTTCTCCGCGTCCATATCAAGACACTTGTACACTCTTACCCATGGAACACTCTCTACCTGCTCATGGTCAGTTATCCCCATACGGGTAGCATAGTAATCCACCAAGCCAAACAACCCGAACGAAAGCTTATCCACTCCGGCACGTCTTTCTTCCGGAGTCGGTACTACGCTCGTAGTTTCAAAAAGCTTGGTAATACGTTCAACCTCCCTGGTTACCCATGTGGAGAATCCCAAAATATCCGCTACCCCACACTTCTCTATCTTATCAATAGACAAACCAAGGACAACACGGCATGGAACCATTATACAATCTATTCCATTGCGTATGGATTGCAGTTCCATCAGCTGACCTATAGTGAGGTCATTCAGAGTCTCCGGAACTCTTACACCTGCGACAAAGTCCGGTTTAGGCAACTTCCCTATCTGATCCAACAGTTCAGCAGCATTGCTCGCCACGTTACTCAATATCAAAAACTCTTTTACTGTCATATCTGTCCTAATTTTGCTTTTGGTCTTTTAGGTATCGGTTTTATACGGAAAAGCATTGCCATTATCAACATGTCGAGGTAATCCGGAGAATGTCCGAGTATATCTTTCATATTCTCCTTGCTGATTATCCCTTTCTTCCGGGTATCGGCATCTATATGGTCTTGCTTCAAGACGGACAATTCTTCCATTATGCGCTCTCTTTGCGCTTCCGTACATATAATTCTTATCTGCCGATTATTTATTAGCTCTGCAAGCTTAAATGCACATTCAGACTTCAGATTGTCGTACTCTGGATTAATAGGTCGGTTACCACCATGAAATTCTTTGATGCCATTCAAATAACTTTCAAGGTAGCTTCCAAGTCCATCACTATCAACGACCATCATGCTACGTGGAATCTTCCACTGTATCATCATGTTTTTAAGGTCCGTCTCAATAGATTTACCCGTGCTATATTCCTGGTCTAACCGGATATAACACACATTGCCTACCCAGTGCCCTCCGACAAAGCGGTCACGTCCTTTCATGGCAAGGTCAGCTGCTCCCGTCGATAATCCTATCGGTTTTACGTGCTCATTTGCGAATAGGTCACAAATAGCATCATAATCACAGAGTGCTGTCGGGTCGTTGTCATACTCCCAATTACCATAGTACAAGCGCTCCTTTGTCACTTTGTCCCTGGTATTACGGAGCGTATCTATGTAGTCCTCGGTAGCGTAGGGATTATCCTGCACCAATGCTTGAATAAAAGCGTATGGGGCTTCCAGCCTGCCTTCTTTCCACGGTTTATAGAACTCACGATAAAGCCAGTTCTTCTTCGGATTGCAAGTGATAAGTATCTTTCCGGATATTCCATACACATCATTCAAGTGCCGTCCTATACGCGTCTTCAAAACCTCAAATGCGAGGTAGTGAACCTGCCCGGCTTCTTCAATCCACCCTCCAGTAAACTCCTTAGAGCCCAATCGCTCATACATCGGGTCTTTGACGGGATAATATGTCAAGTCAAGAAAGATGATTTCCGACCCATTCCCCAAAAGTATACCGTCATTGGTCTGCTTGTAATCAGTGAATCGATGCCACTTTGCCACCTTGTCGAAAGTGACAGAGATAGACTCACGGCTATCTTTCAAATTATTCCGGCCAGCAAACCATCGAGTGCCCGGGAGATAGTAAGCACATTGCATAAGCCATTCACACCCAAGCCATGACTTTCCACCTCCACCGGCGCCACCATAACACAGAAACTTCGTAACATCGTCACGAAGGTAGTTATAGGCTAACCTCTGCTTTATATTGACCTTATATCCCATTACTTGACTTTCTCCGCATCTTCTGTATATGGTAGAAATTTAAATCCTTTGAACTCTTTTCCTGCATTCGTATAGTCCACCTCTTGTTTGTCGGAAAGTCCAAGTTTACGGGCAATGATATTCGCATTGAAAGCTCCAACGCACGCTCCCTCAAACTGCTGCGTTTCGATGGTTTCCTCCACGCGTGCGATGACCTCCAAAAAATCTTCATCATTCTTATTTCTACATTCGGAACGAAAAGTGCTCCACCACTTGGAAGAAGCACCTACATAAATACAGAAACCGGTAAGGGAATACGGACGGGAAGTCGGGGAAACTTCTTGTTGTACTTGTTGCTCATTGACTGTCTCCACTTTCTTTCCTTTTTTCCTTCTTACCGGAACAGTCTTTTGAATGGCCTTTTTAGATAACCATGGGTTTTCATCACACCATTGGAAATACTCACATGCCGCCTCCCATAAGAGTTCTGGCGTGGAAAAAAGTTTATCCCTCCCATGCTTGCTCCTTAACATCCAAAATTTATTTCCAGTTGGTGCCGCCATCTTATTTCTTCTTGAATCGTTCGTCCAATATCTTAGGAACAGTGTTATTCCAATTAATCACGTGGTGCAATCTTTTCGTTTCCTCGCTATGGCCCATCACGCCCACCTTCACAGAGGATGGCATCATCATAACCGTATAAAAACTCTTGACATATGTCCCTTGACTCATGTATATATCTGTCATCCCACCCTTATTCTTCTGTGTCTGCTTCTGGTTTAGCGCCACTTGTGGAACCTGCAGAAGCAGACATCCCCTGCTACCAAGCGTGGTATAGGTGTTCACATCTTCATTAATGCGACCAACGAATTGGAACGGTCTATCTACGGAACAGATGAAAGAATTCATCGCTTTCCGTTTCATCTTCTCGCCTTTCAAAATATCGTTCTCCTTTCCTCCTACAAAATCGCCTCTCTGAGCCATAGCCAAAGTGAGAGCCGGAATACTTTCATAAAAACGTAGCATAGCTTCAAATACCACGTCCAATTGCTTTATCGCCCTCTGTTTGACTATACCATCTCTACCATAAGTAAAAGAAAACACATCGTAATCATCATCCAGTTCTATGAAGTATTTGTAGCCAAGTTTTCTTGCTATCTGAAAGCAAGCATTACGCGCATAAACAATAGCTCTGCGATCATCAAAATTATCCGCTTCATCAAAAGTCTTTGCAATCTTTGGTTTATCGAACATTACAACGTTTTTATATTTCGCGTAATACTCTGCGGCCACTTTATCTTCATTGTCTATCACATAAACAATCGGTCCCGTATAGCCACACTTCCGCAGTGTCTTATCTGTAATGACGGAACCGGCACGGCCATGCGTCAGTATGAATGCTGCAAAATCACTCCTCATCTTCAGTATCCTCCAGCATTATTTCATAAATATCTTCCTTGAATCTGGAATAACCGTTCTCTATCGCCTTATCAAAGTCTATTATCACCAGCGCAGACGCTTCCATCAGTTCCTGAATCTCTTTCTCCTGATGGGCGTAGAACTCTGCTATCCGTCCGTAATCGAATACAATATGTCTCAATGCAGCTATCCGAAGGAAAGACTTCACATTTTCCGGAACGTTTGAATTATCTATTTCCGAAATCAGTTCTTCATATTTGCTTTTATCATAGAGAGAATTTATTTCCGGGCATACAGGGCTTTTAGGCTCATACACCGGAGCTTCTATCTTTTTCGTGTATTTATTCCGGGCATCACTTTCACTATCTACCAGACTATCATAGTCAAAATCAAAGTTTAATCCCCAACCCATCAAAGATTCTGCGTCCCACTCCTTCAACAGTTTTTCATCCCATGTACCATTATTCACGTTATCACGGATAATAATCTCCCGTTCTCGTTCTTCTGTCAACCCATGAAGCAGAACCGTCGGCACATCAGAAAGTCCTAGTTCTACACTGGCCTCATACCGTTGGTTTCCGGCTATAATCACCAGTTCCCCAGTCCGGTCAGAGAGTATGATGGGACGTGCTTCGAAGTAGTCCGGATTACTATGAATAGACTCTTTGAGTATCCGCATCTGCTCCTCTGATATGGTTCTGGGATTGTTACCCAGTTTTTTAAGGTCTTCTATTTTTCTATAAATTATCTCCATTGATACACTATTTTACGTTACGACAATAAAGATACCGAATAATCCACGAACGGACTATCCGGTATCAAAGAAGTTACTGACACGATTTGGCAGTACATTTTGCCATGCTAGTACGGTTTTCCATCTCCATTATTATCCCTATACTTATGTTTCCAATAGCTATTTAAACAGTTATATACAGTAACGCAGATTATCAAAACTGTTACAACAAACCAATACCAATCAAATTCCATATCCTACTTTATTACATTCCACTCACTTTCCATAATCACATAGTCACACTTGTTGCATCGATGCAGATAAGTCGGGAACGGAGCCGTCGTATAATCTTCGACAGCTATTTCTATACTGCCACATTCCGGACACTCAATTTTTACCTCTTTAATACAGGAATAGTCCCAGAAAGATAGTTTCCCTTTCACGTTCTCGATAGGTTTAGAGTAAAGGATAGGATTAGCCAGTACCCAGTTATAAACTCCTTTCTCTGCCCAGATGGAAGAGTGATTCACAACACAATCCACAATTTCGACACTTCCAATGATAGCAGAATTTACATATCCATTGCCGCAAATAATCTCACTCTGGAATCCAAGTGAAAAGCTATCCCATTGCCTTTTCGTAAATACACTATTAGGATTAATCATTTCCATGGGGACGGCGCTTGAATGAATCAGCACCCTCTGCCCTAAGTATTTCTTAGGGCACGGCCAAGTTCGGTTCTCAATGTCTTTAATGCCGTGGACTATCAAGGATGCCCAAGGTTGTTTTATGGTTATTGCTTTCATAAATTATTTTTTATATTTACATTTGCGGAAAAATTTAATCTCAAATCGAATGAAAACTGAAACGGATGAATCTAAGTATTTTGTAGCACCACACAGATTAGTAGAAATAGAGGAAGAAAGAAAGCATATAGAGAATATATTTTATGCCAGATTTAACTACTTCATTTTGTTTTTTACCCTCTTTCTAAGTATAGAAGTCGCTATTTTCTTAGGAGATGCTATCCAAGCTAAATATAAATTAACTATACTGATAATATTATCTTTTTTAGGCTTTATTATATCAGCATTTATTTGTTGTACACTCCTTAAAATCAGAAAAGCGTTGGAAGTAACACTCAAATACAGGGACAGAAGTTCTATAACTGCCAAACTCATACGAGAAGACTTAGGAGAAAGGAAAAAAGGTTGGAATAAATATTTCTGTTCAGCAAACTACATACTCAGTTTTACAATTCCTCTTTTATGTAGTTTGTTCATGCTGTTGATTGGCGGCCTGCTCATATATTGTAAATACATGGACATAGAGCTATTCGTCCTTACTAAATGTCCATAATATATCGAATCCAAGTTTGATAATATACTTCTAATTTCTATTTCACAATTTTACTTTCTTTTCCATAATCAATATCTTTTCCCATGTTTGTTTTCTCTCAATTCGTTGTATCGCATCTTCTGATTGACATGCCAGAGCAAATCTATGTTCAGATGCTTGGCTAGACCGAAGATTGATAATAACATATGACCTATCTGATTTTCAAAAGAATAATTATATTTATAAAAATGACGAATTGGCAATGTGGATATGGCGTATATGCTTTCAGTAAATGTTTCACCTACGGAACTTTCGGATGCACCATATATCGCTTCTTCAAGAAAATCATCAATGGATATATTTCTTAATCCAGCCAAATCAAGCAGGCGTATAACTGCGTCGGCAAGCTCGTCTTCCACACAGTCTTTGATATATGTTTCAAAGTTTTCCGCAAAATACTTATTTTGATAATGAAAAGTCCGTTCGTCAAATATTGTACCTTTTTTATCGACCGGAACTTTGGCAAATCGTCCTTTCCTGTCAGCTTCCACAGCTTCCATAAGCTCGGATATGACAAGGCAAAGGCAGTGTTCGTTACTCAGTTCTTCATCGTGAAAACCGTGCTCGCAGGCGGTTTTATAGGCGCGGTCGCGCAATTCATTTAGATTCATGTTTACTATTCTTTAATTTGTTATACTCATCCTCAATACATTTATTGACTTTAGCGGCTTCCTCGTACCGTTCCTCTTCAATCAACTTACTTTTCAGCCATTGAAGCTGATTCATATAAATAACATCATCACGGTCTGAAACCCTACGGGCGTATTCCCTTATCTCATTCAGCTTGTCCTCCATGCGCTTATGCCATCTGCTTACCATGATTAGGACAAATCCTAATGCAATGGCATTGAATAAAGTGATGGAGATTTTAATTATCAGTCCTACAGTTTCCATAATCATATTAATCAATCAGTTCAAATTCGTAAGCAAATACATAAGGATTGGATTCCCATGTACCTTTACCGGAGATTTTGTCTATGAGGGCGGCAAAGGCTTCACGAGGGGTATTAAAGTTGGTGCATCCAATCGCTCGCCAATACCCTAATCCACGAACACAATAATATTTGGTTCCATCACATTCATATTGGCGAGTGTTCAGTTCAACGCCCTCACGCAAGCAATCTTCATCGGAAATGTCTTGCAATCTTTCGATTTTGATGTTGGTAATGCGGATATGGTGGGGCATAAGGTCAGCACGGACAAACATTTTATTTTTCCAGCCGGGTGCGAATTTAGTTTTAGTATAAAATCCTATTCCGTCCTTATCATTAAGTGCGATTTCGGGATTCATCCCTAAACTTTCATAACTTTGCGCAACGGCAATGACTTCACCTATTTCGTATCTCGGTTGGATATACATCGGGACAAAATCATCGCACTCCTCATTGTACACAAGCATTTCAACTGCCAAGCGAATATCTTTTGACCCGGTAATCCTTAAACCTTTAACCGGACGCCCTTTATATGTTTCTGGACATTTGATTATTCTTCTCGTCATAGTCTTCCGACCTTCCAACACAGCTTGGGTTAAGCCGTATTTATCATTTAACATTATTTTCTTCATTGCTGTTTCTCCTCTACTTTTTCAAAGTATACACCTTGCTTGTCTTGCCTAACACAAGAAATGCAATAATAATCATTACATTCCGGTTTACAATTAAAGACGCATTTATCACAACCGCACATAATATCGCTATCTTTTTTCACTATAATTTTTTCTCCGTTGCATTCGAATATTTCTCCGATTTTCATTTCTTGTCTCATAATCATATAAGTTTTAAACATTCCACCAAACCGGCTTCAAGTGCTTCCTCGTAGGATTTATAATGGATAATAGGTCTATCCGACAACCCTACTAAGTCATGGTTCGGAATTGTTAGTATATCATATATCCAATAATTTTCATACATATAGGATATTTCAATATGCAGGTACTTGGTTTCACGCAGCCACTTTTGGGCTATGGATTGCATTGGACAAGAATAGAATGATTTAGGTAAATCCTTGCTGGTTCGGAATATGGTTTCCATCATCAAGCCTTTATCGCTAATGACATCTTTGCAATACTCATTGAAGCCTTTCTCTTTCAGCAGCTTCGCTGTCTCTAATGTTACATGTTCTTCGGTCATAATTGTATAAATAATCTAAATGTTAAAACAATAGTCGTAATGATAAAGATTAATGCGAAATGTTTCCATATTTTTACAGTAGCCTCTAAACCGTGTTTCCGCTTGTCAAACTCGCTTATTGCGTAATTCAAAGCCTCGTCTTTCAGTCCTTTAAACTTGTCGTTCAAAGCCTCGGTTATATCATCTGCAATAACATGCTTCATCTCTTCTGATACGGATTCTGGATAACCTCTTTCATCATAATTCAATTCACTCAACAAATCATAATGAAATATATAAGGTATTCCGTTTACTTTATAGGAAAGTTCGATACCGCTTTCTTTGACATATTCCAAAAACTTTTCCTCGGCAATCTCGTTTATCCTTTCTTGGTTGGATTCTGCCTTCTTCTTTATCTCATTAAAATATTCCTCGTCAACAATCACACAGTTGTTTTCAAGTTTCATTACATGTGCTTTCATTCTTTAACCTCCTTATTAACTTTAACAAACCCCTTTTTAATGCACCAACACAGCATCTCGTAGGCTGCGTCAATAAGTTTTTCTGAACTAAAACTTGCACATTCATGTTCTGCATTTATACGAGCATATTTAATCTTCCATTCATTCTTTCGCCTATCCATAACTTCTAATGTAAGCCAATAAACCTCGTCAATTATTGGGGGAAGCTTGTCGAGAATGTCCTGCAAGGTGAACACTCCGCAATCTTTTCGATATGAATGGTTGTAATAGGAAGAATCCGCATCGAACAATTCAAAACTGACCTCATACAAATGTGCAGATATTGCAGTCAAGGCGGTTTCCCAGTCCAATGAGCAACTATCATCGTCTGTAGCGATAAGGACCATGCTTGCATCGCTTGTATCTAATCCAAGCTCCTGCAAGTGCTTCATCTGTTCGACTGATAATACTTGTTTTGGTCTCATAATTCCTCCTCCAGCTTATCTAAAAGTTCTTTAGATAACATTTCACAATAATAAATATTATCTATCATTGTGTCATCAGAACTTATATCTGCCTTAAACCTCTTAACAAGTACCCAGCCATACCATTTTTTCACTTGAACGTCAAAAATGTGGTCAAAAAGTCCGTATCTGTATATTCTGTACTTTTTCATTGTTTATTATCCTTATCTATCTTAATGTCTGTTACTTTGCCACGATTGATAAACTTGTCGCAATCTATTATAGCACATAATGCATCATTACCACGTATTTCGTGACAAATTGTTATTAATGAACATCCGTCACAATGGGCATTCTTCATAACTATACCTTTATGCAGCACTCCATCTATTATTATTCCGTACTTTACTTCCACAACCTTCTTCTATTTCTTTTTAAGTTTAAAAAACAACATTATTCTGTCCCATAATACCATATAGCTATCCCAGTAATCGCTAAAGTCGAAATAATACCAACTCATTTGCAGGTACCATATCGGCAGATAGACAATGAATATGGCGAACCATAAAGGGATAAGCAGAAATCGGAGTATCAGTCTTAATTTTATCATAGTGTTAAAATAATATCTATTCTTATACACTCTTTGGGTTGAGATAAAGGTTCTGATTCTGCGTTTTCCCGATACACATAAACTATATTGGTTTTCAATCCGATTTCTAATTCGAGATTTTCCAGAATCCGGGCTATCTCCATTTCTGCTTTCGCTTTCTTTATTTTTGCTTCTTCTACTGTCTGTTTCATGAATGTATATTTTTAAAATGTAAATTTTCGCCTTTCTTTATGCTATACAAAAACAGATTATAGTCGGTTTCTGACAAATGAGAATAATACTTCGTAAAACATGCCGGGCACTCTTTTACAGAGACTATCCCAATACGAGCTTCTGCAATCCCACAGATATGCTTATGGTAATCGTTGAGAATACTTGTACCACATTCGGAGCATTCAAACACCGCCGCATTATAGACCCCGACAAGGGGAATCCTATATTTGTTATCTATGTCCATTTTCAATCTCCTTTTCATTCGTTGTAATACATCTTTGTTTGCTTCAAGGTTCCGTCGAATGAGGGAATAGGTCTCCAATAAGTAACATATCCAGTCTTGATGTAGGGGGATATCCATTTATTCACTTCTCGCATTGCCATTTCATCAATACTACCATCAACATATTTCACTTGACACATGCCTTTTGCTTGTTTGTTAGGTATTGCATCTTCTACGCTTATCCATGGGAATTGCTTTGCCTGCCATTCGGCACCAGCCTTGAAACCCCTCGTCAGTCCATTGTCATAATCGACCACATTTTTTACCTTAAAAGGCAATTTATCTAAAATATTGGATTCATAATTGGCAAAGTTCATTGCCGCTTCTTCTATCGTCTGTTTCATACGCATTTCGATTTATCAATTTGTCCTATACGCTGTCTTTCAAATCCCTCTATCTGTGCATCAGTAAGGTTGTTTAACCATTCATCAGCATACTCTCTGTACTTGGCATGATTGCATTTATAAAACTCCAATCTAAGCCATTCAAGGGTTATTTCCTTATTCATTTTTCTTCTTGTTATGAGCAAAAACCACCGGTTTCCGCTCGTGTTAATACTTCATGTGCAGAAATGACTTCTTTTTGCACATGTTAATCTCAATTCATTTTCCTTTTTCTATTCCGTTCGCTCTGTACCTCTGCCATACACATCTTGCACCATGACGCTTTCAGATGGTATTCCTTACCGTTACGACGGGCTGTCCTATCGAAAAACCGGGATAACGGAAGCGCTCTACCACAGCGGGTGCACAGCTTACGCTCCACTCCGTCAACCACCACCCGGTTACGGGGTTTCCTCCTCACGATTTCACATGGCCCGCATTCGGACGCACCGTACCTCCTGCAATATGCAAGGGAATGCTTGCCGCACTTGGCGAAGGAGGTGCAATCCGAACGGGGAACTATCTGGTGAATGTTCATACGGCATCATTCATTAAGTCGAACAATGTGGGTGCGCTGACCTCCATCTCTGCCTCATACAGATATGAAAGACTATCTTTCCAGTAGTCGTAATTGAGTTCGGTAGACAGACCTTTCCTCCCCAGATTGATAGCGCAATATGGAACAGTGCCGATACCTCCGAAGGGGTCAAACACCAGTTCACCCCTGTTTGAATACCGTTCAATCAATCTTTCGACAATATCTAACTGAAGGGGGCAGATGTGGTTCTGCCGTTTCTTCTGCGACTGCTTGGTATTGAGCGTGCGCATCCGGGTGACATCATCCCATATCCAGGGCTTCTTGCTTACCGGGTCAACGGCCATGAATGTCTTTGGCAGTTTTCCGTATGCCTCCAGCTCTTCGGCGAATGATACGTGTTCCTCATAATCATAGACGTGCCCACGCTCGTAGTTCCTGAATAGGTGGCGTATCTTGTCAATGCCGGCCCCTTTCATGTCCTCGTAACTCAATAGAGAGTTACCCGAAGATTTCCAACTTGCATGAGCGTCTATCTGCCAACGGGCCAATGAATATTCACTCTTGTTCTTTGTTACCGGCAAATCAGCGTATGCACGTGAGGTGTCAGAAGGCAACTTGCGGAAAAGAAGGACATATTCCGGGCATCCGATACCCATCTTTGAACCGTCCTTACACATTTCAGTATAGCCAAGACGGTAAGTCTGGTTATTCTCTCTTACCACGTCCGTATCCACTGTAATACGCCCCATGTAACGGAACCCGTATTTCATGTAGTGGAATACAGTCATTTCACTGAACGGGTCGATGGTGGGCATACCGTCACCAGTGGCGTTGCCGAACAAAACACGGTCTTTCACATGGATGCAAGCTAACCTACCGGGTTTAAGAATACGCATAAGCTCCGGTGTAAGATAATCCATCTGCTCGAAGAACTTGCCGTTGTCCTCATTATGCCCGAAGTCATTATAGGTCGGAGTGTACTCATAGTGGTTGGAGAACGGGATGCTGGTTACAATCAAGTCCACCGAATTACTTTCCATAGTCTGGCATTCAAGAACATTGTCATTATTGATTGCCCTCCACAGTTTACCGGACTTTTCTTCCCTGCTGGCAAACATCCACCGCATCATCTTCTCCTCTGCCTGCAAGCCGAACAAACCGTTCTCGCGGACTATATCGGTCATCTTGGCTACCATCTCGCGGTGTTGCGCCCACTTCTGCATGAAGCTCTTGTATATCTCGCCCTCACTTTCCGCATAGACCAGATAAAGGTCAACCGGATGCTGCTGCATGAAACGGTAGATACGGGCTATCGCCTGGAACTTGTCGTTAAAACGGTAGTCGATGAACATGATTGCCTTGTGGCAGTGGTACTGGAAGTTCAAACCCTCACCGAGCATCTCCGGTTTGGCGGCCAGGTATTTCAGACGGCCGTCCTTAAAGTCCGCTATCACTTCATCGGCTTCCTCATCATCCTGCGAACCGTACACAGCCTTACAGCCGGGTATGGCGTCACACAAAGCCTT